GTTGCGGTTTCTACGTTTAGACCCTGCTGGTAGCGAGTGGCCGCTTGTAGATAAGATTTCAATTGCTCTTGCGAGAGCATCTTTAAACTCCAAACTTTCTTTTTCCATTACAACATTGATGGTGTTTCCACCCTTACCGCAGGTATGACAAAAGTATAGGTTCTCCACTGTGTTCATCACTGCTGACTTGCGAGAGTCATCGTGCATCACACACCTAACTGAACTTGCTCTACCTTCCTTTACTTCTCCACCATAAAACTGTACTACTACTCCGATTGGGATTGACTTTGCATCGGTGTCGTTGCTTCGTCTGTTTGTTCGTTTACTTCTTGACCAGTCTTGTCCTGGCATTGCTCTCCCTTATCTAAGCCTTGCATTATCTTAGTAGTGGTTATCTGTCCACTAGGTATTGGCATACTTATCCTCCAACCATTGCTGTAAGTCTTGGACCACCCAAGCCTGTTCAATTCCTGCACTTCTTCTTTTAACTACTACATAAGATAGTGGTGCTGGTTTAATACCTCTAGCAGTAGCATAGTTCTGAGCTTCAACAACTGCCTCTCTCCAGAACTGGGGTAGGTTTAACACCTTTGTATTCTTTAACTCCAAGATAAAAGTTTCTCCAGCAATAATAACTACTAGATCACCCTCATCCTTTTGTCCTGATAAGCGTAAGCGCTCAGCATTAACACCCTTAGATCTAAACCATTTCATTACATCTAGTTCAAAGGATGCACCCTTGCGTTTATTCTTTGCGCTCATCTACCTTAACCTTGTTTACTTTGTATGTTTGCTGACCATCTTCTTCATATACTTCAATAATTCCTGCCTGAATAAGTATAGAACTAAAAGCAGCAAAATCACTTTCCAGTTTATTAATTTTCTTTTTGACATACTGTATCTCCGTATTAGCCATTAGCCTACCTTGTCTCTCATACTCTCAAACCTTGCATCTCTACCAAGCATACGACCATACTCATCAGCATCGCTGATCTGACAAGAACCATAACTAGCAAACAAAGATACATAGTCTTTACCATCTGCGCTGTGCTTACCAAAGCGATTCTTAACTGCAGCAATTCTAAGCAACTGTCCTATAGGTTCATAGCCCAGTGTTAATATCATTGCAGGTAGTTGAGATACCTTACCGTGAATAGATCTACGAGCAGGTGGTTCAGTAGTAGAACCATACTCAGACTGTTCGCTGACGTGATGAAGAACCATTACACAAGCCTCAGTCTGTCTAGCCATATCGTGCAGTTCAACCATAATAGCTCGCAGTCCTGCCCACTCATTGTCTGATTCAGCTACCACATTCATAAGGTTATCTATAATAATTAACTCTGGTGGAATACCATAAAGTTCTATATAAGCCTTGATCTCTAACTCAATATCATCTAGTGATGGTGATGAGTCAAAGACCCACTGTATATTTTTTACCTTATCAAACTTATCATCGTAGTACTTACTATTCTTGGTTAAGTTTTCTTCTACCAGAGTTTGATTATGACCTGAGATATGTGCTGCAGTTCTCATCATTACTGTAGCAACATCAGTATCTGCAGAAAAGAAAAGCGTTGGAACATTAGCCTTGATCGCATAGATCAAAGCAAACATAGACTTACCAGCGTTTGGAGCAGCAGCAATCATACAGACTTGACCTCTTCTAAACCTTATCTGTTTGGACTTTAGATCATTCCAGACGATAGGCAAAGGGGTAGCCTTTGTTGTTGTACTCTTCCAAGCTCTGTTTAAGTTAAGCAATTTCTTCTTCTCTTATAATAATGTTTCTTTGTCTACGGATTGCTCTACGATCTTTTTCTGATAGACCGCCCCATACTCCGTATCTCTCATTTTGTATGCCCCACTCTGCACATTCCTGCTGGTGGGGACATAACTTGCAGACATTTTTTAGTTGTCTTATAACAGATAATGAATCTCCTACTTCGGGAAAGAAGAGATCTACTGAGATCTCTGCACAAGAGGGGTTCTCAAAACTACGAGGCCCCCGCATTGTTTATCTAATCCAAACTGTATCGCACTTATCTGTAGCACCTTTAGGTGCAGCGCACATCCATCCCTTCCAAGGACCCTTAGTTCCTTGTCCAGATCTAAAACTCATAGTGCCGTGTTTACAATCAGGTGCATCACCTGATGGTGCTGACACTGTTGTAGCGCCTAATGTTTTCTTAGCATAGGCAATTGCTCCACCAGATGGTTGAGCAGTGGCACCAAGTGTGGTACCAGTTGAAGTAATGAGTGTTGATAGATCAGCAATTGATGTTAGAGATGCCTCTAACTCTGCCTGATTTGTTGCATATAGATTCACTAAAGTTCCATCAGCTAACTTGTAGTTGATCTGAAACTTTGTTGATTCAGGTGCAGCCATTTATTTTCCTCCAGTTTTTATATTTAATCTAGCGAAAGGTTGTCCCTCCACCTTTGGTACAAAGCCTAGTAGTTTTTCTACTTCGGCTGTGTTAACTGTAGACCTACCATTAACAGTTGTCCAGGTAATCTGGACACCACTAGCAGTCTCTCCAGTTATACCGTCAAACGCAGTCCGTAGCGACTCTCGTTTTTCGGTCAACTCTTTTATCTGTTGATCAAGTTGTAAGTACATCAAGGCTGAATGATCAACGCTACTGTCTTCTATAACAGGTAGTTCATCCTTGATACGTTCTTTTTTTAATCCAGAACATCCGATCTCTCCTGTTGTATCAAAGTACTTGCAATAAGACTTGCAGTAATTCTGATCTCTCTCAGGATCTGGTGCTACCTCTGACTCTTTAACTGCGCTCAACCAGTTAAGAGCTTCTTCAGCAATCGTAGGGTCATACGCTTCAGAGTGGACAACTACATCTCTTTCATCGCCATCTCTTGCTATGGCTACCAAATTGACAGTTCTAGGCTTCCCCTTCCCAGACTTGTCTAATAGGTAGCCATAGACTTGAACCTGCCAACGTTGTTGATTAGTTGGAAAGTAAGAAAGGTTTTGTTTCTTAACAGTCTTCCAATCAATAACATCGCCAGTCTCTGGAATGAATAGATCTATATGCGCTTTCATCCCAGAATACTCAACTGCAGTTTCAACCCAATACTTCTCACCCTTTGGATCTATACTGCGTATTGCTTCTTCAATAGTAGCGTGGATAGCAGTACCCATAATCGCTGCTAACTTTAATTCGTTCTCATTAGTTTCAGGTTGATCGTTAAGACGATACCAAACTTTTCTACGGCAACCACCTAACTCTGATGGACCTACCTGTGTCTGTTTAGATCTAGCCCTACCAGCATCTTTAGCTCGTAGAACATCAATCAATAACTGCTTTGGATCGCTCATAGTTCTAACCTAATCATCCATTCTAAAATAAACTTATACATTTCTAAGTCTAGTAGATACCACTCTAATTGTAAAAGTATTTCTTTCATAACCTTCCTTACTTTGTGAATTGTGTCTTGATGGTTGGTACTCCACCACACCATACGTTGTACTGTATAGCAATGTTAATTGCTTTCTTTGCAGCACTTGCTGCCTTAGTGTGAGATCTAATCTCACTCTCCATAGCAGCTAATGCACCAAGAGCGATTGATCCACCTGAGCCTATGCCGTATAAGTTTCTATCATCTCTCATATACCCATAGTCATCACTAATCTGATATATCTTTCCATTAAAACAAATTAAAGCATCCCATCCAGAGTCATCATCATTCTTATTCTTAGGCGCAGGGTCATACCCTGCATCAGTTAATGTTTGTTTGATAGATGGTAGAACTCTAATCATTAAGAAGCGATCAGGCTCTTGAGTTTTAATTACCTTTGGTGGTTGCCATAAGTTATTTAAAATATCTCCAGCAGTAGCATCACCTGCTACAGCTATTAGATATTCATTAACCTTAACTATTTTGTCATAGCCTTTAGCAATGTAAGGTTTGTCAGTATAGGTAGTCATAGTATCTGAGGCTAATACTGCCCAGCCTTTGCCTTGGATACCAATTATCGCGGTCAATTCAACTCCTATCTCTTAAGGTAAATAATACCACTACTACAATAAAAGTGTGGGATGACATTACGACACGCCGAGGGCCGTAATAACATCAATAGTGGGTTCGGAATGTGTACAATATAAGCCGAAGGCGAATAAAACGGCAACCCTTGTCGGGTTGCGTAGACAAGGGATTATATGTTCCGTCTACCAAGGCTGTTTAAAAACAGGGAGAAGCTCCCACCGAAGTTCGGTTCAGATCTTAGAGATCTCGGTCCTCTTCACGCCTGTCCTTGTGGCTCTATGACCTTTACAATTATGGCATCCTTCTATGATTATCAACTATCCTGGTATCACCTAGACGGTGAGTGTTCTAATTGTGGCAACTTAGTTATCGTACCCACACCAATAGATAAACCAGATTACATCCAAGAGTAAAAGGGCATAAAAAAAGAACCCCCTCCGAAGAGGGGGCCTTGTATTGCCTCGCGGTATTAAAACTACTTAGTCAGACCAAATTCTTTTTCAGTCTTATCTGCCCACTTAGCCAATGGTCCTGCGATAGATCCGATTAGGATCGCAT